GTATTTGTCGACTGTATGTGATTTTCAACTGTTTGACCTATATGTTCAACGTCCACGTCTTTAGAAACATTCCCTAATATATTAACTATTACATTTTTTCCCCTGTTACCTTTTGCAAGTCCTGCACCTCCGCCTATAACACCAGTTCCTTCTCCAGTTCCCGCCATCATATCTATCATTTTACTTGTTAATCCTTCATTCAATCCAACATGTTTACCTAGACCTATTGTTTGGAACATTCCTTCTGCATCTTCTGATAATGCAGTTCCAAATGATTTATTCATTAGTTTATCCAATCTCCAGTCAGAATCTGATGGTATTAATCCTCCCAGTGTTTCTGGTGATAAAATAATATCTGTTGCTGCTAAAGCCCAACCAACTAATGGTATTCCTTTCAGTCCTATAGCAGCTCCAAGTTTTACTCCTCCTTTTACTCCAATACTCCGACCAAGATTCATTAATATTTTTCCTCCAGCCCTAATTGATGTTTGTGCTACTGCTGCTGCATTTTTTACCTGCTGTCCAACCTTTGCAATTAAACTTGCAGCCTGTTGAACTGGTTTAATAACTTTTGCTGCTGATGGTGTTGCTGATGGTGCAGCACTTGCTATTTTTGCTAATGGTGATACGCCCTGAGCAAGTTTTTGGACTGCGGGGGCTGCAGATGCTACTACATTTGGAACAGTTTTCTTTAATATATTTGGTATGAATGCACTTACAACCTTGGCTACACTTCCTCCTATAATTGGTATTTTGCTAATAATATTTACTCCAGCAGTTACAATGGGCTTAATCATTTTTGCTACGATGTGTGTTTTTTTCTCTAATGCTGCCATACCCACAACACCAGCACCAGCCCCTACCGTCATAGTTGCTGTTGCAGCATTACTACCAGTTTCACCTCCACCAAAAATACCAGTTAAAGTACCATGTACTGCTGTAACCGCATCTGCTGCTGCCTTCACTCCTTCTCCAAGTGGCTTACCTATATTTTTCGCCAGATCCTTCATTACAGGATAAACATATCTATACCAAGGTATGATAAAATATCTAAGCAGTGCAACCATTACAGGTCTCATTACGAATCCGAAAAAGTCACCTATAGGTCTTAATATCAACATGATACCGAAGTTAAGTAATTTTTTAATAGCCTGAAACATTGGTGAAACGTCAAACGCCTTCTTTAATACCGCTATTAAAATTCCTGCAGAGGCTGCTCCTATTATCATTCCTAATTTATGTTTGTTAAAAAATTCCTTTGCTCCAGACAGTCTCTCAAACAAACCTTTATTGTCTGTCCTTTCAGCACCCTGTTTTTTTAATGTAGATTCTTCCTTTTTAAGTCTGGTATATTCATTTCGTGCTAGTGGATCTTCTGAGTCTTTCGCTAATTTCTTTTCTACTGCTAACAACTCTTCTTGAACTGTCTTTAATCTGTCAAAAGCACTTATTGTATCACCTATTGATGATGCCATTTTTTTGAATACAGTCATTGGACTTACTGGACTTGACAAATAACCAGTAAATAACGAAAGGGAGTCAGTACTCTTTTTCATGGCTTCTCTCATCTTAAGGTGCTGTGTTACAAGATCTGCACTTTTTTGTGCTAATGTTAGTTTATGCTGATATCTTAAGGCATCTGAAAGTGCCCTATTCATCTTTCCACTTGTCTGATATTTTTTCGCCTCAGTTTTTAGGATTTGCTTCATCATTTGGTCATACGTACCTAATGATTTAGCTCCACTTGCTATATTAGAACTGAAAGCACCAACTGCTGCTAGATCATCATTATCTTCTTCGACCATACACTTTTATATATTGTGACACTATTAAAAGATTTCTCATCTCATACGCTTGGATTTTATCTTATTAATTTCAGACTGTTCCTTACGCTTCTCTTCTTGGTGTATGGACAGTATATTTTTTATATAAGCTATAGGCAGTTTATCAACTATTCGTTTGTCCCAACCGAACTCGGTGGCACAGATATAGTAGATGTTGTAGAAGAATCTGTCTCGGTCATTGATCCTGTAAAACTCTCCACCCAATCCTCGAGAAATTTTGCTAAAGGGAACGTTTTCATGACCTCCTTCATGACTTTTTTAGCTATTGAGCTTTTAAGATTTCTGATTGCTACGGCATCGCCAGTTTTAAACGGTGCTTTTTTTAGTACTTTTATCATTATTGCCATTCTGTATGCTGGAATGTTTACTTTTGGTTTAGTTATATCTGACACATCTATAGCGTTTGCCAGTATTGCTTCCAACTCCCCGAAAGTCAGGTCGTCTTCATATTCAATAATCTCCTTTCGACCTTCCCAGTCTATTTCAAAATTCTTTAATACCATGTATTATATAAAATACAAGTTATTTATAAACCTATTGGTATTATGAGTATACTGCTGTTACTTTTGCGGTCTTAACCTGCCAATTAAGTTCCTCAAATACTGGCTCTACAGGCTCTAATCCTGATACGTTGTGGTCTGTTATTGATAGTCCACTTCCTGTTATTTTTAATGTTCTTTCACCAGCACTTCCGATTGTTACGCCATTTGTGAACTTTAGTTCAAATTCAACATCACTTCCAACCGCATATTTGTCTCCCCAAGTCTCTTTGTAAGCAGAGCCCTTTAATTGGGATTTAACTGACTCTACTGCATTATTATCATTCCATGCTATTCTGAATCTTCCTGTTATGTCTAAAATTTTCTTAATGCCAGCAACTGCTTGGTTTGATCCTATCTGGTAAAGTAGTTCACCGTTTTGTGCAAAGTTAACATCTACATCTTGTACCTCTGCCACTGTTGTAGCGTCTCCATTTCCGTCACTGAGATTTACTGAGCCGTGTGCAAATGTGAATGGTTTTCCACCCTCTGTTGCTGCAGACGATGTACTTGTTGAAGTTGCGTCTTCCTTTCCATAAATAATATCTGCGGTACAGTCAACAGTACCTCCTATAGTTGCCGATAATGACAGTGTGTTAACAACACAGCCTTTTAATGTTCTTACCATTGTATCTGTATCTGCTGTAAATCCTATTTCAGTCGTAAATGAGTTTCCTACCCAAGTCTTTAATGCTCCACCCGCAGCGTTAGTTCCGTAAACCTTGTTACTGGAATGAGTTCCGCTTCCAGATCCAGCACCATAAAAATTTCTAAATATTTCATGTGATGTTGTATCTAATAGTACAAAACCCACGCCTAATGTTCCAGCCTGTTGACCGTATGCGTAAACTGCTGGTTCTACTTGACCTAGTTTGCCTAAATTAACCCTGTTTGTAGTCAGTGTCCAGCCAGTTATTGCTGTTTTTGCACCGAAAGATCTATCTATTGTAGCAGTACCACCAAAAACATCTGGATTATCATCATCTTCCCAGCCATATTTAGCGTATGCATATGCACCAGTTCGTACCATAAATTATATGTGGTTATTCTGTATATAAAGATTGCTAGGTAGGATTAGTCTGTCTAAACGACAATGTGAGAATATGATTAAACATATTACGCATATACTGGCTTCTGGAATATGATGCCACAACCCTCAAATCCACATATGTAGATCCTCCCTTAATATTTGTTTTGATTATTCTTAAAGTCTCTTTTACTACGTCTTCATGTCTCTGTTCATTCTGATATGTTCTAATATCAAGATCTACTGTCACATCGTGAAAGTGGTCAGCTCCCCCAAGTCCGAAATATATAATATTCTCTGACTTTGGGGTAAGTATAATCTGATTTCTTCTGTCATCAATTAATCCAACAACCCTTCGTTCCCACGCCTTGTCTAGGTTTGGTGCTCTGCCCTTTGTCCAATTATTCTGTATTACTGTGACTATTTCATCTACCGCATCATAAATTGAAGTTCCCATCTAAAGAGCACCTGTTGGTGATTGACCAGAACTAAATACGCCAGATGAGTATCTGTATCCTTCTGTATAAGGGAACTTCTTCCAAACATCATTTCCACCATACGAGCCCTCTGCTGGTCTCATACGTTTTGTCATTCTATCCCACTGAGTATCTGTTAAGTTTGATGGTTTTCTTCCCACATACCATATTTTTCTTCCTACCTTATATGCTAGGGAATCTATTAAATTACGCTTTTGTCGATCAGATAAATTTGTTGTTGTTTTTCTACCTGTAAGAGAGTTGTATTCATTAACTAAATCCCTACTAGTCATTCCACTAAACACTACACCTCTCACCCATGTTTTTAATGCATCTATACGAACTCTTTTTCCACGCATGCTTTTACCTGCTGGTAATATTGCCTCACTCCATCTCTCTGGGAGTTTTTCTTCTTGTGATACATTACCTCTTACCGTTCTGTCAGAAGGTTCTTTGTATATATTTTCACTAGGTCTGAACATTGAAGTCAATCTCTTAACAATGTTAGAAAGTCCACTTTCATTTACTTTAATATCTTTTGGTATGTTGGCTTTTATTATACCACCCTCTACCTCTGCGGTAAAACCCTCAGCCCTCATTTTACCAACAATCATATGTTTTATTGCTGTAAGAAATTTCATTATGGTATTACAAATAATTCTCTACGATTGTCGATACATTTTTCAATATCTTCAGACCATTTTCTTTTTGACTCAGAGATATTTGCAGACCCACCAGTCGGTAACACGTCCATTCTCAAACTTGTATTAAGTATTTCAATGGAGGTCATTTTAATTACAACATCTTCAATATCTTCAGGTATAGCTGTATCTCCAGCAAAATTCTCACCACCATATCTATAAGTTACCCTACATCTGTTTTTTCTTAAAATTGAAAATATAAAACCTCTAAGAAATAATCTACCATAATCATATTCAAGATCATACCACTGGGAGTTTCCCAATATATTCTCCCATTCTGCTGAAGAGCCCTGCCAGATTTCTATCTTATCTCCCTGTGCAGCGTCAAGATCATAGATGTTCCTATGCTGTAAGAATATTGGTGTACCCCAGCCATAAGTATAAAGTAATGGTAAATCATGGACTTCTCTTGTTATTTTCTTTGATCTCCAAGCATGACCCAATCTCCTCTCTAATTCGGCTTCTTTCCTATTTATGATTTTTTCAATCTGTGTTGTATTTGGGGTTGTGGTTGCCGTTATTGGAACTCTGAGAAAATCAGAAACGTCTGCTACCGAGCAATATGTAGTCGCCATGACTTTGATTACATTAGAACGTATATAAAGATAATTGATTACTTGAATACTACTATGATTTCTGCACTTCCAGTACACTTTGCATATATACCAGCTTCAAACCTTCTTAGTATATTGACATATGTTCCCTGTGCTGCAGTAAATACGGTAAATTCTACTGGGTCGCTTGCGGTTGTACCATTTATAAGTTCTACTTTATTAGAACCAGATCCAACTTTTGTTACATAAACTGCCACAACAACTCCGTGACTGCCTTTTATAAGTGTGTTTGCGTTGAAGGATACAACATTATGATTCAGTTCCACCATACTTAACCAAGCAAGCCACTATATATAAACTTTGTTAATAATTAAAAGAAAAAAAAGGGGCTGTTTTTTGGACTCTAGTAGCCTATGACTAGAAACTCGAATATCTTTGAGTTGCACCCATTGTTTGCATTTGCAACTTCTGTTAGTGCACTTACAGCATCTGCTCCGAAATACAGTTTAATCTTCTCGTTTGCTTTGTCATACTGAACTACATGTGGGGAGTTCGTATAAGTTGGTATTACAGCAACGAGTGTAGATATTCTGCCCTCTTTGAGGTCAGCAGACACTCCGTTGGTCGCATAGTTATCAGCAGCACCAAAGGTGACTTTGATAGCATACACTCGCAACTTTGAAACCAAAGCTGCTTGCCATGAGAGTG